CTGGATGGAGGCAAGAGCCTGGGCCAGTCGTCTGACTGGTACTTTCATCACCACTGACAAGCGCACCGCGCTTGCAGGTCCTGTGTTGTTCAACGGAGCTCCGCGAACTGCTTCGAGGTACAGGAATATGCTCTTTGATCGCGTCATCTCTACGACCCTAGCCGTGCCAATGCCCCAGATGAAATCTCTGGGGAAAGTGGCAAGTTGGCAGCACTGCGCGAACGCGATCGCGCTAGTGACACAGGTCTTCACAGGTGGCAAAGTTCGGTCTTGATCAGACCAGGGTGGTGTCCCTCACTGAACTTCGGGCCCAAAGCTCGGAACAATGGAGTTTATCCATGGCTGCACAAGCCTCAATTACCGTCTACGACGGTGCGTCTACCCCGGTTTCCCACACCTTCACCGGTGAGGAAGTTGCCAGGCTCGTTGATGGAAGTGTGGTTGCTTCGTGGAAGGAAACGTCTCTGACGTTGCCCGATTACGCTTGCAATCGCATCAAGATCACGAAGCGGAAGCTGAAGAACGGGATGACCCGTGTCGAGGTCTCGGTCGAGATCCCCGTCATGGAAGCTGTGAACGCGCAAAACTCGTCCGGATATACGGCGCCGCCGAAAGTGGCGCACGTGGTCAAGGAGAGCCTTGTTGTGTTCAGGCACGAGCGAAGCACGGAGACTGACGCGCGGTTGGCGCGCATGATCCTCGTGAACGTGGCCAACAACATTTCGACCTCGGTCGCGGCGGCAACGTCCGGTCCTGTGTCAGATGCTGTTGACAAGTACATCCTTCCGACTTAATTGTCGGGCGTCGTGAGACGTAGGAAGTATTTCCAAGATTCGTCTTGGACACGTACTGCTCCGTACTGGAGTAGACGTCGCTTAATCATCATCGCAGTTCTTGCGATGTTCGTCTTTAGTGACGAGATAACCCTCTTTAAGGAGAGCTTATATGAAGTGCTTGAGCCACTGGTTGGAGGTTTTGCCCGAAAGCATGTCTCTTGACATCCTCAGGGATCTGGCGTACTCGCACGCTTGCGAAGCGGGCCCTTACGAGATACAGTTGAAAGACTGGATCCACAGGTGCAAGTTTCGTGAGTTGTGCACTTTCGAGGTAGACTACTCTTTAGACGGCCTTACTCCGCATGCTGTGAAGCATGCTCGCCAAGCCGTCGCCTTCTTCTCCAAGCTAAGACACCTGAATATCGGTGTCGATCGCGAGGAGGTCGGTATGAGCAAGTTCCTCGAAGCCGAACGGCTATGCAGTGAAACAAATCTTCGGTTGGAAATGCGTCGCAGGGGTACCCTAGGGTTTCCTCAGCGCGTTGAGACTGTGTTTTTGCAGGCTCAGCGGAAAATACGCAAAGTACTCGGCGACGTCCCGTCGCTCGAAGATTTAACACTGCGGTTCGGTCCAGGCGCGACCAGGAAAACGCGCAAGTCGGATGCATCAATCAGGGCGAAGTGCTCTGAGGGCATCTGCTGTAGTGAAGAGCTCTTTCCGCTTGTGAAAGCGATGTTAAGAGAGCTGCCGCACTTGTCGTCGGAATCGGCTGACCTTTCGTGGGTTGACGAGGATGGTGATGAGTGGGACAGAGTAAGTGTGGAGCTAAATCACACGATGCTCTGCTTCGTCTTCAAGAATGCACTGACATACCGCTTAATCGGCGTCGAGCCCTTGCTGAACATCATGTATCAGCTTGGCTATGGTGTCGAGATGGCGAAACGTCTTGCCGCATTCGGTGTGGACATCAGGGACCAAACGCCTAATCAGCGTGCGGCTCTTGAAGGATCCTTAACCGGCGCTTTAGCAACGCTGGACCTTAGTAGTGCCTCAGACACAGTCTCGCGAGAGATTGTTTATGAGCTTCTTCCCCTGAACTGGGCCCACGTGCTTGCGCGTGGTCGCTCGGCGAAGATCGAGCTGCCATCCGGCAGTATCGTGACTCAGGAGAAGTTCTCCGCAATGGGGAACGGTTACACTTTTCCTTTGGAGACCCTAATTTTCTGGGCTCTAGCGTCTTCTTGTTGTGAAAACGACGAGAGGGTGAGCGTTTATGGGGACGATATTATCGTTCCGACTCAGTACTTCAGTCTCGTGACTGAGGTGCTGCGTTACGCAGGGTTTGAGGTTAACACGAAGAAGTCCTTTAGTACGACCCCGTTCCGGGAATCGTGTGGACACGACTATTTTGAAGGCACCAATGTCCGTCCATTTTATCAGAAAGAATGGATCAGCGGACAGTCGCTCTTCACATTGCACAATTTCTACGTGCGGTGTGGGGATGATGCACGAGCAAGACGGGTTAAGGAGTTCATCCACCCCGCGCTTTGCATCTTTGGCCCTGACGGCTTCGGAGATGGCCACCTCATCGGTGATCATCAACGACGTCGGACTCCATCACAGGAGTCTCGAGGGTACGGCGGCTACTTCTTTGAAACGTTTTCCACGAAGAGTCGACGAGAAGACCGCGAGGTCCTCAAGACGAATCGAGGAGACTTCCCTGCGTCACTTTACTCCGTTTACATGCGGGGCGAAGTTCAGCCCGGTTTTCCTGAAAGGGATGGCCGGTTCGACGAGAAACAGTTCTTCGGTGCGCTCATAAGGCGCACTGTTCCTGCTCTCGCTGATTCGCTGTTAGACACTTGTACACCTGTCTCTGAAGACGAATCCGAAAGGAAAGTCTGGACCCTTCCAGGGTCCGATGGGTATAAGAAGATTAAGGTCTACAAACTCGGGAGCTAAACACTCCCACGGCACCTCCTTTGGGTGTTGCTGAAAGGCTGGGTGGGCAAATTGCCTATAATCAAGTGAAGGCTGCG